ATGCTACTGCAGGTCCATCCCCGGCACTTCTTCACCAGATTTCAGCGTTACCGTGCCGTGGTGCACGATGTCCCAGGGCATCTCCCACGCAGTCGCGTCAGTATTGTGCTCTGAATCGTCCATGTTCTTCCACGGCATGACAATCTGGTCGCCGATCTGGAAAATTTTGCGATTGCTCTCGACATCGCCGGTACGGATGATGTTTGCGATCTTCGTCATGGAGCTGAAGATCTCGGTGCGCTTGCTCTCGGCCAGTATGGCGAGATAGCCATTTTGACGGTCGATCTCGTCGGCGATGGCGAGCGCGGTTGAATTCAGAAGAATGGGTTCGCTGGTTATGCTCACTCGCGAATCACCTCCGTACAAAGTTTTCCGTCCACATAGGACAGGTGGAGATTGGCGCCGATCTCGGCAGTGGCCTCAATGGCGTCCGCCGTGGCCGCTGTACAGTCCGCAATGGCCTCATTGGTGCGGGCCTCTGCGTCCGCCAGATACGCGGCCACCTGGGTGTTGGCGTTGGCCGCCGCCGTGTTGGCCGCGGTTGCGGCGGTTTCGGCGGTGGTGCGTCCCTCGCTGACGTCTGTGTAGCACTGCTCGATGGCGTCGTGGATGGACTGGCGAACGTCCCGGCCGTAGACCGCGGCCAGGATGGCGCTCAGCAGGTCGTCAATTCTGCTCATCTTCCCGTTCCACCCCCACACAAAGTTGTCCGTTGACGACAGTCAGGCCGAGGGAGGCAAACAGCGCCGAAACCCGGTCACTGAGCCCTCCGACAGCATTGTCATAGTTGTCCGCCGCCGTATTGGCACGGGCGGCTGCTGTGTTTGCGGAAGCCGCAGATGCCTCGGCAGCGTCGGTAGCCGATAGCGCCGACGTCGTTGCTGATCGGCAGTCATCGATCTCTTCGGAAACCGTGTCTGCCAGTGTCTGGATTCGGTCCGCATCCGCCTCGATCCGGGTCAGCGACGTATTGGCCGTGTCGGCGGCATCGTTTGCCGCGGTCGCGGCAGTCGTCGCGCTCGATGCAGCGGTATTCGCAGAGGCCGCAGCGGTGTTTGCCGCGGTCGCAGCGGTGTTTGCCGCGGTCGCAGCGGTTTCGGCGCTGGTGATCAGCGGAGTAATGGCATCCGCGGCAGCGTTTGCCCGGCCGGCAGCGGAATTCGCACTCGCAGCTGAGAGATTAGCTTCCGAAATCTGTGTGTCCAGATCGCTCTTGGCGGTCTGCCAACTTGCAACCCTGGCATCCAAGTCCGTCATTGTGGCATTGATGCTTGAGATGGCCGCGTTGGCACGGGCCGTGGCCGTAGCTGCCGAAGTCACCGCATTGTCCGCTCGGTTCGCCGCAGAGTTTGCTCTGTTTGCTGCTGTATTGACCGACTTTGCAGCGGACGTTGCACTCGATGCCGCTGTCCTGGCGCTGGATGCCTCGCTGTTAGCCGATGTCGCCGCTGCATCGGCACGGGACGCGGCCAGGGGTGCAGAAGCCGCCGCAGTATCGGCCGTGGTGGATGCTGTGGTCACATCCGTATAGCACTGCTCGATCGCATCGTGAATGGCGGAGCGAACTTCACGTCCATATACCGCGCTTGCGATCTGGGCGAGCAATGTTTCGATCTGGCTGGCCGTGGCGCATCCCTCCTTTTGAGCAATTTATGTACAATTAGTTCGATCCGGTAGTGCCGCTTATCGTAATCGTCTTCGCCCTGTAATTCTTCACACCGCCGGTCGCAGACACATGCGTGTGACCCCAGGCGAGCGTAGAAGAGCCGGAGAAAGAATGGGTATGACTGGTCGGCTTGAAAGCTGAAGGTTTGTCTGTAATCGACGTCCAGGAATGCGTATGATCGGATAGGGCGTAACCTTTCAGCTTCGTATCCAGCGTTGAACTGGAGACATAGTTGTTGAGCTTGGCGTTCGTCCAGTCCTGTGTCGCCACCGCAACGCCATCTTTAGTTATGGACACTTTTGACGCGAGAACATTTGTCCGAATGACATCGGCGGTCAGATTTCCGGTGATCAGCTTGTCGAATTGGCCCTGAAGGGCGTTGATTCCCCTATTCGTCACCTGAACGCTGTTGCCAAGGTTGATGACGTCTGAGTTGATGCTGGTAATCCGACTATTGATGTTGGTAATCCCGCTGGCAACTTCGTCAACCTTTGATTTTGGTGCTCCGATGTCGATGATCTTACCATCCATTTTGATCTTGTTCGCGATTACCTCCGTGGAGCTTCCGACTGCGTCAGCGATCATTCGGATGGTCGCTGCATGTGTCGCCGGAACCGCAACCTCGTTGCCCATGGCGTCAACATACGATACGTTATGCGAATAACCAACGTTGAACTCCATGACAGACTGATGCTCTTGGAGGAGCATATCGATGGTCGCCGACTGGTTGCGGATGGTTTCTTCATTCTTGTTGATCTGCTTGAGCAGATTGGAGAGCTTGATCTCGCTATTCGCCGCGTCGAAGAAGAGCTGAACCTGATTCTGCTGCTCCGTCAGGCGCTTGTTCTCTTCATCGAGATACAGGTACTTTTCGTACAACGCTCCGATTGTAACGCGGCCAATGTCCTTTTCGAAGTCGACAAACGCATCGTAGAATTCCTTGATGCGCTCCTCCACTTCTTCCGCGGCCTTGCCACCCCCACCGCCACCTCCACCGCCGCCTCCGCGCTTGGAAGAGGCGGCCTGTGCCTTCGCGTTTCGCCGATAATGCTCGGAGAGTGATGGCTTTGGCTGACCAAAGGTATACGTGTTATTGGCGGGATTCTCCAGATCGTACTCGATCTTGGTGCACACGAACTGGTTGACAATGCTGTGCGGCAGCGATGACAGAAAAGCCTTGTCACCGAGATAGATGGGTCGGATGTCCTTGTCGATCATGTGCAAGTCGACCGCCTTGACCGTAATGGTCGCCGGCGCCTGCGAATGCTTCGCCAGGTACAACAGACCGTTCTCAAGCAGCGTGTTTGGGTCGCTGACACCGTCGAAGACGTGGGTCTTTACGATGCGGCCATACGTATTGACGGCGTCCTCATTGACGATTTCGTCCAATCCGTCATTGACTGATGCAACCGTAAGATTCTCATCGCCAAGTGGAATCAGCACCGTCACCAGATCGTCCACCGACTGTTCTTCAGTAAGGTCGAGCAGATTCCGGCCAAACTCGATCTCCTGGGTGGCGTTGCCGCTGTAATCCTCCAACCAGTCGATATAGGTCACGTCGCCTATCCTGCGTGTACGCAGGTAGCCGCCGAAGTTGTCCAGCAGGCAGGTTTCGAGGTAGTTGAACGTGTCGTCCCATTCGTCGGCAATAGAATCAATGGCGATCTGCCGGTAGTCATAGCCGTTCTCCTGGTCCCAACTCTCGATCTCAATCACTCCGCCCTCGCCGTTTTCGGATTTACCGAGCAGAGTAATGGTGCGGTCCGAGACGGTGATGTCGCCAACAGTAAACTGCTTTTCTGCCTCGCCAATGCGGGCATTGTGCGCGTCGATGATCCGCCGAAACAGCTCATGCGTGCTTCCGGAGTAGCGTTCGCCGCGCTGAACGCTGTCCACCAAATATGCGAGGTTGCCCTCACAGTAGATGGTGCGCATGTTGTTGAAATCCCGGGAGTTGCTCAGCACCCGGCCCCGAAAAATCTCCACGCCGTCCAGATCGACCGTGACGACGGTCTTCATTGGGCGAAAAGCCTGGGGGTCATTTTGAACCATTTGATGATTGGAGGGGAGGCGGAACTGCAGCGAGCCCGCCTTCCCCATCTCCAGCGTCAGACGCGGCTGGAGAACGATGCGCTCCTCGTCCAACGGGGAGCTGATCAGTTTTCCGTTCGCATACAGATGAAACATTACAGGCGTCCCCCCACATTCTCAATGGTTACGCGGCCGTTGCCGGTGAAGACCAGCTCATTCTCTCCGGGCTGCAGCAGAATTTCTTCCATCATGTTGGCACCCTGCGCAAGGCGGTATGTCTCTTCGCCAAAGGTAACCGACACATAGCTGTTTTCGGAGATGATGATCGGGTTCATCGGCATCGGGATGTCGTAGATGATGACGCTAAGCGTCCCGTTCACCGTAAGATTCTTGTAATCGCGTATGACATCAGTCTCGAAGTTGAACGGATCCCACAGCCAGTTACTGCCGGTTACGGATTCGTCTTCCCACTTGTAGGGCTTGAGATCATAGTCGATCGTGATCTGCGACCACTGCTGGTCGGACTTCCAGTTGTTGACCGAGAGGCGGCCCTCATAGTAATAGGCTGGGTCATCCTCAAGGATGACCTTGTACGTCTTGCCGTGCAAATAGGCCATGATCTCGGAATAGAGCTCATGCCATTCCCGAAAGCCGTTCTCCACGTAAAACGTCCAAGATCCGGTTCGATTCTTAAAGGTCGGGCGCCCGGTGAGAACGTAGGTCAGGTCGAGCGACCCGTCCCCACCGGGAATGTCTACGATGTTGGTCTTTACCTGGGGTGGATTGACCAACGGCCGGGAATCGGGAATCAAGTGCCAGTCGTCCCATGTGTTCTTGGTTCCGATGGTGATCGAATGGTACATCAGTTTCCACGCTCCCTCCTCATGGCCAGTACGCCAAGTTGATTATCGATCATGGCGGAGGTCTCTCCGACCAGTACGCCGGTATCCAGCACCAGCTGCATGTTGCTGACCGCCGCTCCGAGCTCGCCGATGCGACCCTGCAGCGCGTCCAGCTTGCTGACGATGTTGCGGTCCGTGAATCCGCCGGCGATCCTGCTGCCGTCGAACGTCATGGCGCTCACGCCGCGGGAAAACTGCATGTCACTGAACATTCCAGTGGTGTAGGTGGTGTCGGAATGCAGCATGCCGTTAATGGCACTGACACCATTTTGAATGTTGGAGAGATCCATTACCGGACGGATCGTCGGGTTTGGATCGATGTAGTCGAATACGCTTCCGTTGGCACCGCGAAGCAGAGTGGAAGCCGAATCAACTACGTTCTGACTCATCAGCGCCGCCTGATCGGTCACCACGCGGGAGTATTCGCCGATACCGTTCGCAATGCCCTGATCCAGGTACGCGCCGAGCCGATAACCTTCCTTCGAGGGAGAGTTGATCGACCAGGTGACGCAGATGGAGTTCAGTGCGCCACTTGCTGCACTGGATGCGGCTGCGGCGATGGATCCCGCCATAGCGGAGATGCCAGCCTGCAGCCCATAGCCGAGGTAAATACCCGTCGCATACCAGGTAGAATATGTAACCTGATCATTCGGTGCAAGGTTGATTACCTGGGTGGCGATGGAAGACGTTCCGCCCTCGATCGAATCAGCAACTTTGGTGAGAAAGATCTGCCCGAGATTGTACGCGGCATCTTCCAACGCGACCAACGACACTGGATCGCCATTGATCTCTTTTGCGAAGTCACGGAAGCTTGTGATGGCTTCTTTTGCTGCGGTAAACGCCTCAGAGCTGTAGGTCGTGGTGGAAAGCGTATCCGAGAAGGTCTTCAGGTTGGTGGCGACATTGACCATCTTGCTGGTGGTGGTTTCGAGATCGTTATTGCCTGTAAACCACGATCCGATGTCTTTGAATACACCGCCTTGGGGGTCGAGACTATTCTTAAAATTTTGAACAACGCCAATGATACCAAGCGCATCTTCGGTTTCTTCGGATGTAATTGGCACACTGGTAATAGCCTCGGCAAAGGTCTTGAGATTTGTGCCAACCATCGCCAAATCATTGGCGAGGGTCGTTAGCGTAATCTCAGTGTTTCCAGCAAACCAGGAACCAACGACATCAAATATACTGCCTTCTTTGTTAAGTTCAGTCTTAAACGTAGAAATGACGCCAAGAACATCGAGTGCCTTTTGAGCGTCTTGCTGGTCGACATCGGCGGCGGCAATCGCCTCGGCAAAGGTTTTCAAACCAGCCCCGACTTGGCCGAGATCATCGCCGAAGCCACCAAGATCTTGATCGCCCTCAAGTGCGCCAAGAAAACCGCCAATTTGAGGAAGCGAGTTTGCTACGATCGCCAGATTTAACGCAGCATACGAGGCAAGATCTAAATCAGCTTTACTGACGGTCGTATCTAAGTCACCGACGTTTTCGGCGTACTTTTTCAATCCGGCGCCAACGAGTCCGATGTCATCTCCAAACTTCCCGAGATCCTGCCATCCAGAAATTGTCGGGGCAAAGCCACGAATCTTCGGGATGGCTTGATTCAATTCGGCCAGCCCAGAAGCAGCGATCGCTGCCGCGTTTAGGTCGCTTTCGGACACTTTATCGGCCATACCGCTAATGCCTTCAGCGTACTTTTTCAATCCGGCACCAACGAGTCCGATGTCATCTCCAAACTTCCCGAGATCCTGCCATCCAGAAATTGTCGGCCAGAATCCGTAGATCTTGGGGAGCGAATTGTTAATCGAAGCCAATCCTGTAGCCACGACCGCCGCGGCACTCAAATCGCTTTCGGACACTTTATCGGTCATACCGCTAACGCCTTCGGCGTACTTTTTCAATCCAGCGCCAACGAGTCCGATGTCGTCTCCGAACTTTCCAAGATCCTGCCATCCAGATATCGTCGGCCAGAATCCGTAAATCTTGGGGAGCGAATTGTTAATCGAGGCCAATCCTGTAGCCACGGCCGATGCAGCCTTCAAATCGCTTTCGGACACTTTATCGGTCATACCGCCAACGCCTTCAGCGTACTTTTTCAATCCAGCACCAACGAGTCCGATATCGTCTCCGAACTTTCCAAGATCCTGCCATCCAGATATCGTCGGCCAGAATCCGTAGATCTTGGGGAGTGACTTCCCCAACTCTACAAGAGCGCCGGCAGTATCAATCGCGGCCTGCATGTCTTCTGGCGATGCCAGAGTTGAAAAACCGTTGGCTGCACTCGCATAATTTCGGAGTCCGTAAATCAATGCCATAATGTCATATGAGAATTCGGACACAAAATTTCTTCGAGTGACAAATTCGCCGACAGCTTGCCAGAACTCTGTAGAACCAATCGAGGCAATGCCCTTCGCGAGAGAAGCAATGTTGGGGCCGATATTAGGATCTATTGCTTTGGCGCCTTCGAGAAATGGCCCGACATTCGTCATAAAATCGGACAAATCCGTTCCGAGTTGTGGCAGATCAAAGCCTTCCACAAATCCCGAAGCAATACCTCCAACGAATTTGCCGATGGCTCGTCCAAGCAAGCCAAACGCGTCGCCGCCCGCCTCCAAATATGTAGACATGTCTGGCCAAACTGTAGAAAGCCATCCAAGTCCTGTAACAATCGCCCCAATACCAGCGATAAGAATCGCGAGATTGGCTATACCTTTAATTGCGCCGATCACTGGTATGGAACTCAAAATCTTCATCGAAACTGCCATTGCAAGAAGCAATGTAGACAGCCCAAGCGCATACTTCAAAAGATCATTGAGATTTATCCCGTCAAGTGACTTAAATGTTTCTACGAATAGCACCATCGTTGCTGCCATCGCGAGCAATGACAACGCGGTTCCAAAAGTTGTGCCGGTCGACAGTTTCGCCATAACTGCGAATGCCATCATGATGCCCCCGAGTGCGAGCAATCCTTTTGTCAATGCTTTAGGGCGCATCTTGCTCAGGGACTTCACGGCGGCAACGAGTATTCCAACGGCAATCGCCATCGAAATCATTCCCTTGGTTTTTCGTCCCCCTGCAATGCGTGACGCGATAGCGATCTCCAGCAATAGTGCGCCGACAGCTGCAACGCCTTTAATCAGGTCGTTGGATGTCATTGCAGCAAGGCGTTTCAATGCAAATACCAGAATCAAGACAGATCCGGCCATCGAAACGAGCATCAGGCCATTACTCTTTTTGTCGCCGGCCAATCTGGAGAAGAGCGCGATCTCCGCCATGATAACTCCGATACGACGTATTCCTATCCATGCATCCTTTGTATCGATTTTGGCAATGGCCCATATCGCAGCGCCAAGCATGCTGATTGCGATCGCCAGCATCAGAATTCCTTTTCCGTCGACATCTATCTTCTTAAAGACAAAAGATACTGCGAGAAGAGCAGCCATCAGTCCGCCAATAATCAGCAGACCTTTCTTTAGCTCCTCTCCGTCCATTCGTCCGAGAACCCAGATAGCCGCCACAAGAATGCCGATCGAAGCTGCTATTTTCAGCACCGCGGTGCTTACTGTTTCAAGCGTACTCTTTTCATCATCGGTTTTGGCTTTTTTGCCAAAGTTTTTGATTCCTTTTCCGATTGACTTCAGACCATCGCCAATTTTTCCGATACCTCGTAGACCAGCAAACAAGCTGAACAACCCAACAATCCCGGTACCAATCCAAAACACTTTGGTCCAGTCAACGCTCAAAACCCAGTCAATGACTTTCTTAAAGCCGGCAATAATGCTGTCTAAGAATCCAGTTCCTTCATCGTTTTTGCCGAGGTTCCGTTTTACATCATCGTTCGAGCTACTGAATGATGATATAAATCCTTTAATTTTTTCGACAATCGAGCCGAAATCAATACCCTTAATCTTCTCCCAAAGGCCCTTAAACCAATCGACGACGCCGCTAAAATCAAAATTTCTGATCCAAGAGAGAATTCCACTAAACCATTCAGAGATTCTTGACACGTCGAATGACGAAATAGCCGTCCATATATTAGCGAACCACGCTTTTAAGTCAATGCTCCTGAACCATTCAGAGATTCCGGAAACTATTCTTGAACCTTTTATCGACTGCCAAACTCCTGAAAGCCAATCACTAATCGACGTAAACAAATTTGAATTGCGAATGGCCGTTCCAATCCCTTGTATTCTCGCTGACAACGACTTGACGATGTCGGACGATTTAACGGCCGACCAAACGTTCGAGAACCATTGCACAATCCCATTCCAGATGCCGGATTTTGATCTAAAAAAACTCGGAATGGTGTTTGTAAAGAACTTCGGGATTGTCACCGTAAAGAAGTTCCGGAGATGACTCTTTATACCGGTCCAAGCTGTGCTGACAGCTGATTTGACCGCGGGAAACCATCCTTTAAAGGCTGCGGCGAAAGCCGACAGTTTCGTTTTTATCGTTCCTATAATTCCGTTATCTCTACCGCGTGTTCCGAAAAAATTCTTAATCCCGCTCCAAAGTCGCGATGCGAAATCTGTAACCAATCGAATGGCTGGAGCGAAGAAATTTTTGAAATTCAACCAAGCGGTTTTTAATGCGACTGAATTCCGAACAAAATCGATAACGCCATTTGTCCATGCGCCAACAGTTTTTAATCCGGCGGCGATACCTGTTTGTAAACCAGCAAACCATTTTCGAAAGCCGGAAATTATGCCCGCTTTTTGTAGTCTGCTTCCAAGAGTCTTGACCCAATTCACAATGGATGCAAACTGTTTACCAATCCAGGGAAAAATTCCGGATCTCTTCAACGCATCCCAAATGGATCGAATCCACCCAATAACAATTGTGAAGGTTCCGACAAGGAGATTTCGTACCCCGTCAATCGTAGCCCTCGCGACGGCAAGGAAAGACTGAAATGCGCCCGAATTCTTTATGAAATTCCTGAACTCAACAAGCTTATCGCCAATGCCGGCGAGAATGTCAAGAAGCCCGCCAGCTGCCGACGGCACAAAGCCAAACAGACGCTTGACGCCGCTCCAAAGAAACCCAATCCCCATTCGAACGACATCGATCGCGGCACCAATACCGGCAATGATGCGCCGGAACTTGGTCATAAACTCGGCGTTCTCGGTCAGTGCTTTGAATGCCGCTGTCGCGTTTTGGATTCTCTTGGTGAAGTCGAGCAGATTCTGCCAGGTCATCTTTGGAAATATGTTCGCGAATTCGTCCTTGACGGCCACGACGAGATTCTGAATACCGTAGATCGTGTTCCAGAGCGCGCCAAGGGGGCCCTTCTCCGGATCATTATTGAACAGCATGTTACGACCGCCCTTATCGTGCCAGATCTTGAGCAATGCGTTTCTGGCTTCAGAAGACCCGTCGATGATGCCGCCAAAGAATTTGCTGATCGCTGTCAGCATCTCTTTGGCTTCGTCGAAGTCGCCAATGATGTATTCCCAGGTCTGTGTCCAGCCGCTCTGTGCCGCCTCCTTCAGTGTGTCGAAGAGCTGTGTAAACGTCTTGACCTTTGTCGCAGCATCCGTGGCATCTTCTGCCAGCTGAACGATCTCCTCGGCCTGTGTCCGAGTATAGCCCTCTGAGATCAGCTCGTCGATCTTCAGCTTCTTGACTTCTTCGACGGTGGTGTTCTGTGCCTTGGCAAGGGCTTCGAAGTCCCAGGAAAACTGTTCCAGAGTTTTGGTCAGAATTTCGGACGTCAACCATCCCGACTGCAGGCTATCTCGAAAGCTTGTCTTTCCGGCCTGAAGTTCCTTGAACATCTTGTCCGTAACACCAGCGGCCGCAGCTGTACGCTGAAGAGCTTTCTGAAACAGCTCGCCACCCATGCCGGCATTCACGACCGAATTCCAGTCCATGAGCTTCATGCTGCCAGTGGAAATCGCCTGCGACATCTGGTACATGGCGCGCGAAGCCTGCTCGCTGTTCGAGCCCGAAACGGCAGCAAGGTTTGCGATACCCTGTATGGAATCGACAGCTGTATCCAGTTCGACACCGGCCGCGGTAAACGTGCCGATGTTGCGCGTCATCTCAGTGAAGTTGTAGATGGTCTTGTCGGCGTATGTGTTCAGCTGATCGAGCCGATCATTCACGATGTCCAAGCGCTGCGCATCGGTATAACCCGCCTTGACCATGTCGTCACGAGTGTTTGACAGAATGGTCTGAACGGAATTGATCTGGGTTTCGTACTCCTGAAAACCGGAGTGGACAGGATCGATGGTTAAGGAGTCGACAAACCCCTTGACCGACCCCAGCATGTTGAATGCAGAATTAGCGATGCGGCGAAGCGCTTCGTCAGCGACGGTTCCCATAATCGAGAACTTGCTGGTGATGGCCGTTGCGGCGGAGGCGACCGTATCCAGATTGAAGTTTCGGCTGGCCCGGCTGAGGTTCTCCAGCTCTCTGGCGGAGTCCTCAAGTTTCAGACTCTCTTTGAGCTTGTCCAGCGACTCAACACTCGATTTGACATTGCTGTCAAACTTACTGTTGTCGAATTGCATTTCGACAATCCGGCGATCGATGTTGTTCACGACGAAATGACCTCCTCCCACGCATCATTGGCAATGCGCTCGAACACCGGCTGCATCGCTGGGTTGATGTAATCGATTCCCTGTACGTACCCGCCCGTGCCGGTTCCGTGTCCGTATTGTAGGATCACGGCGATCGGCACGCCGTCATTCACGTTCGAATTCGTCCAGTATATGCTATAGCTGTCGCCGTTTTGTTCAATCTCGTAGTCCCAGGCGGCAGCCGTGGCACCGGAATCGACCGGGGTTGCGGAGGCAAGCGCCCTGACTCCCTCCTGGCCATACCGTTTGAGAATCTCTACGACGGAAACCTTAGATGCCCGTTTGAAAAAGTGTTCGGCATGCCAAAAGTCACCTTTATGCCGGAAACGAATCATGCGCTCACCTCCTTCTTCTATCCTTTAGTACCGAGTCGTTCCTTGCGTGCAGCATTTAGTGCGCTTCGATTGTTCAGGAATTCCCGACGGCTTCCTTTCTTCTTTTGCGGCGCATTCTTGATGTTGCATACGCGAATAAGTGTCAACAACCGATTCAAATGCCACTTCTGGCACTCAAAAGGAATGTTCAACGCGATCATCCAATAATAGATGACCTCTGATGTGATGACTTCGCGACTGAAGCGTTGATTGGCACGTTCGTTAAACCATGTAGCCGTCATTGGCTCCTCAATATAGCGGTTGACCTCTTCGAAATTCGCTTTCGTCAGGCCAGTATAGACCATTGGATCGACATGCTGATTGAGTGTCATGCACCGCACATAATCGGCGCATTCTTCCACGGTCTTGGAATCCTTTCCAAGAAAGGGTTTTCGCCACTTTTGCTCCCATTTTGATACAGAGAGCAATGAGTGCTCCAGCTGCAAAACCGTCGTCTTTGTTTCGCCGAATGTGTTCGTTCGCTCGTCGAAATACTCGTATCCTGGAACGGTCAACTGCAGCATTTCGACATCACCCTTAGTTCACCGGAACGAGCGTCGACGGATTCGCAGAATCGCCTTCCGGCTTCTGCGGAATGATATGATTAAAGAATTCGGAGGCGGCATCGGCATCTGTTGCCAGCTCCATAAACAGCTTGGAATAAGCCTCCGTCTGAGTAAACGCTTTCACAAGTTCGGGAGACTTCTGAAACTGCCTGCCGTCCGGCGACTTCACGCCATAACTGCGGGCGATCAGATCTTCAAACGTGTCGATGATCTGCTGTCCGTTCTGTTCCTGAACAATCCTCTGCATCATCTTAGTGAGGCCGCCCGGCGTGCTGAGCTCGAGCTTGGCAACTTCGGCCTCGGTCAGGTTGAAGTAAAAGTCTTCCGTTCTCTCATTGCCATCGTAATCCGTATAGGAAATGGTCTTCTTGTACATCTTCTTTTCTCCTTTCACTTAAAAAGAGGCGGTACCGGTCGAAGTACCGCCTCGGTTCTCCATTGCGTGAGAGATTAATCCCCAGTCACTTTACTCAATTCAGTAATGATTTCATCGGGGGTCTTCAGAGCGGAATCAACGCTGGCCGTGCCATACAGGAGGTCTTCCAGGGCTTTCATCTTTTTGGCTCCGAGCTTGGTGGAATCGAACTCCAGCTTGGCCGTCGGCTTGTAGGTGGAAACCGGGATGGGAGTGCCCTCGACATCCCAGCTGAACGTCGCGGCGTCCGGAGAATCGTTCACGGTGTCGTGTGACTTCTCAGTCGGAGCGGCGCTGAGGCCATAGGCAATATGAATCTTGTAGCCGAATTCGTTGGTATTAGCGTTGCCGATTTCAGTGCGCCAGCACAGGCCAAACTTCTTGCGGGGCTGCTGGCCAACATACATGCCCGGAATCGGCTGCACAGAGCCATCGCATTCCGCAAAGCTCTCGGGATAGGTATACGCTTCAATGCTGGCGTGGTATTCTTCCGCGCCGCGGATACCGGCATACTGAATGCCATCCGCCCAGAGCTTGGTCTCATCGGCACCTTCCGGATTGTCGGAAATGTTGATCAGGCCGTTCCAGGCCTCGCCGGCACCGTACGCGCCGTCCGCATTCATCTTAAAAAGAACGCCTTTGGATACGCCATACTCGTAAAGTCTGTTCTCGGCCTCATCCCAGGTGATCGGTCCATTAGGCATAATTTCATCCTCCTCAATCAATAGTAGAGCGTGAATACATCATGATGCAAATTGTCAGAGACAAAATGCCGATCATGCGAACATTCGGAAAACTCGGCAATTCTGTAGGGAACTTGGGATTCCGGATCTCTGTCGATGACTGTTACCGAATAGCGATTGCGATGATAGTAGGGCTGGTTGTTTGCATGCTGCATCTCTATGCGGTCCCTCTCATACACAATGCACGGATAGGCCATCTTGAATCCCTCTGGCGGTTGGAAGTAGACGTTTCTGGATCCGAGTGCACTCACCAGAAGTTCGTGGAGTTCATTCCGTCGGTCCATTGTAGACACCCCCAATCGTCAGAATCAGGCGGGGGCTCTGGACCTCCACATTCGTGACTTTCCAGAATACCCCCATCCATTGTACATACCGAATGGCAAAGAAATGCGAGTAGGCATAGGGATCTGCCACGATGCTCAGGCTATTGTTGATGACCACGTTGTCGTTTATGCTCTCTCCGGACTCCAGTCGCCTCGCATTGCGGATCACGTCGCCATAATAGTTGCGCTCGGTAATCGCGTCTTCAAAGATTCCCGGCCTCGTCTCCCTCGTTTCTGTATAGCCTATCTTGCCATAAAACTTTGCCATTTTGACGGTTCACCTCACTGCGTTACATCCATCTCAAGCGCGATCGCAGAGAAAGGACGAGTCAGGGCGCCGGAGCAGCGAGTTTCCAGCAGGCTGACTTCCTGGTTGAAGTTCAGGTCGAAATCCGTGAAGTGCGTGATCTCGCCACCCTTCGTGGCGCCAAGGCTGTAGTCGCTGAAGTTCACCATCAGGCCAAGCAGCTGCATGGTCTTCACGACATCCGCTCCGGATTCCTTGACCGTCTTGGAGCGGGTCTGACCTTCAAACTGCTCACAAGTGATGATCTCATTCACATTGAGCGCGGCCTTCAGTTCGTTGACGTTGTCATAGATGCGACGACCATTCAGGTCGCGAGCCAGCAGCATGACATTCACGAGATGCGGAGTGCACAGGAAGTCCGGATTTCCAGAGCCCTTATACTTCTCACGGGCATACAGCAAGCTCTGAATCACAGCCTCGGCATAGACGTAGTTCTCGCCGAAGTTGGCCGTGGAATTCGTGCCGGTCATCTCCGTGCGCATAGCGGCCACGTCCACATCCTTGTGGATGCAGTACAGCTCGTCATCGGTCCAGATCGGGCGGATCTTGGTGGGATCGATTGCATTGTCACCACTGCGGCCATCGCCGATGGTAATCTGACGAGCAAGTTCTTCGTTCAGATTCATGCGATCCAGATTGTACATGTACTGCACGACATCGAAGTCAGTGATGTCAATGATGTCATCGCGGTCGATCTTCGAGCGAATATACACCGTCACCGGATCGGTGGTACGGCTGAGCAGAGGCAGAGAGCCGGCGTCGGTCTTCTGCGTGCCCTTCGTGTAGGCCTTGGCCCTGCGATTGGAGATGTCGCGGACGTCCGCCTGACGGGTGCGAATGCGGCTGATGGGGCTCTTGTGAACCTTCGCAAGGACCTTGCCGATCCAGCCCTGGTCAGTGGTCAGCAGTTCCGGTGCGCCCGGCTTGACGTCCTTGTACTCCGGAAACAGCTGAGAAATGTTCTGAATGTTGTCCGCGGCAGCATGCATGATCTCGCCGTTAAAATTGTCGTCGACGTATGCTTCAATGGCGGCCTTCAGAGAGCCGCCTCCATAGCTCTTGGCCATTTCAATGATCTTCATGCCGTCAGCATGAGACAGCGCAGAACCCTGGTATTCATCCTGATCGAACAAGTTGTGCTTCATTTCGACATCCTCCTCGTCGTCTTCATCATCGTCATCATCGTCATCATCTTCGCTCTGCTTAATGGCTTCTTCAACAATCGCCATCACTGCAATCTTCTGCTTTTCGTTCAGGGTGTTGAATACATCC